TTACTGCGCCTATCTCCTAAGAGCTACAAAGACCAATGGGCCAAATTCTATTTACAGATACATCCAAAAAAGAATGTACCATCTTTTATAACATGCATGTTTATTTGAAAATCATGCAAAGCAATTTTTTTTCTTACAATATTACACAAATCAAAACAATCTTTCCAAACTTCTCCGATTAACAGATCTACTGTTATCGGCACTAGATAATATAAACCATCCTGTAATATTATTAGATCCATTATTTCTCTTCATTTCCTACACGTGTACCAAATGCTATAATTTTCTTGATCCCTGTTCCCTGGATCTCGATATCTGCATAAGGTTTCCATGCTTTCTTCATAATGTTTAATTCTAAAATAAGATTAGACCATTGCTTTTTGCTAATATTATCTGCTGTCAGTGTAAGTTTTTTCATTATATAACTCCTTTCAAAAATATTTCTTTTCCACCTCTTCCTGCTATTGTTGCAATTACCATTGGTGCATCGTCTAAACCATCCATAGAGTCTATATAAACTTCTAATGGACCTGCATGGGTCTGCATTGTTACAAAGCAACACCCTTTCCCCCTTATGTCAAAGTGTATGCCTTTAGCATAACGATCTTCGAATTTATTTTTTCTACGTATTGCCATGTGTTCTTTATCTCTTCTTGGTCTTCTCATTTTTTTCTCCTTTATTTCTTTCATGTCTTATATATAGGATATTATGTTAGATTTGTCAACCCTGCCCCTTATATCTTTTTTGTGATTTTTGGCGCTTTTCTTGTTTATTTAAATTTTTTTTGTGTTGACGAGGTCCTCTTTTCTTAGGCTTATCACGAGGTATGAAGTGTGTAAATTTTTGTTTGGCCAAGTTACTCTTTCCACTCCTTTACAAAAGGTGTAGCCCCATCTCCTGGTATGGTTATGACGGGAAGATAAGTTATTTTGCCATTGACGTGTTGATGTAAGTCTGCACCGCAGTTCATACATCTATATAATTCATTTGTAAGACCAACTAACATTGTTAACTCATCACATGTCGGACATTTACCATTAACTATTTCTGCCTGTATCTTTACCATTACTCCAATATTAACTTTTTTATCGACAAAGATCCATCAATATTTTTCTCAAGTTCTGCTTTAGATTTTATACATTGATATTGTACATTTTCTTGATACTGTCTTTCCGCTTTACGTTTACCACGTAAACATTGAGCCATACCATCTATTTGTATTCTGTGTTCCTTGATCTCATTATTTACTAACATAAGAAGTGCTACTACAGTTTCTAAGATCATTGGCCATTACCGTTTTTATATACTATTTCTCTGTTTTTATCTTTTAATTGTTCTACGTCAGTTAATAATTTATTGATCTGACCTTCCATAAATTCTATTTTTAATTTATTACTCATGTTCATTTCAATATTTTGTTGTAGCTTTTCTACTTGTTTATATAAATCTTCGATCAACATGAATTGCTCAGAATCCGCGGGCAATGAACCTAATTGTCCACGTGGCCATTTTATTCTAAAGTCTGTGTTCTCTGTTAAATCTTTTTCCATTAACTGAAGTCTAGTGTCAGCTATGTTTAGACGTTCTACAATTTGAAAGTAACCCATCGTGCCAAGTGCTACGATTATGATCAAACTAACAACCGTCTTCATTGGCATCTGCACGGCTGCCTCTTCTCCGATATGTAGTGGTTTATTGCTCATTTTTTCTTTGTCTTTTTCTTTTTCTTATCTTCAAAGATTCTTTCTATAGGCGCAGCTAGTTTATCTAAAAAGATACAAAATTTTATAATATATTTATCAATCATTTTTTGGTCCTATAAATTTATCACCCATAAGTTTGATGTCAGGATTTTCTTTTTTATAATCATCTTTTAAATCATCCCAAAGACTTCCTTTAGGTTTTTTGTTTTCAGGAATGATTATACCAGAGCATTTTGATACTAGCAATTGGAAGTTAGGATTACGTGCAATTGTGGGGTTATTGTTGACTTTCCCACACATTTTCATCAGTTCTAGTTGTTGCTTTAATTGTGCATTTTCTGTTTGAACTGCTCTAAATTCTTTTGTGCAAGCTGAACCTAAATAGTGCCTCCAGGTTAAACTTAACGACTTATCATCAGAAGGGCTATTATAATTATTAGTAGAATCATAGTGTCGATACCTATTTTCCGAGTCTCTTTGTTGGATTGATAAGCTAACGTCACCAGTGCTACAAGTATTAGTACCGTCATTGAGATACTCATTTCTAGGATACGCAGGTTCCATAAAAGATAACAGAACAAATAAAATAATTAGTATGCCTGTGAAATAATAATTCATCCTGAGAACCTCCATACATTACCTATTTAAATCCTTGATATCGTAATCGTGTTCTCTTACTTGATCTGCAAGTTGTCTATATAAATTTTCTGCCATCTGCCATGTCGCTTCAGCAGAAGATAGTCTTGTATTCTGGTCTGTAATATTTTTTTGTGCTTGTTTAAGATCTTTTGTTAGATCTACAATTTCTTGCTGATTTGAATTGATAGTGTCTGTAAGATTAACAATATAACGGACACCTGTAAAAGTTCCGACTAATACAGACGCAACCACAGGCACCATTACTATATTTTTCTTTAACAGATCTGCTAAATTCATATGGCATAACGTCCTTTATTAAAAGATTATAGCTCCTAACACAAATGCAACAGAAGCAATTATAATTTCTGTTCTATGATGTAATTGCCAAACCATAAATTTATCTTTGTATTTATTTATCATCGTCTTCCTCCAAGTTTTTCAGCTTATAATCATAACTGCCTTCTTCATGCTCGTCTGTGATCCATTTAGCTGAATTTTCCACGGAGTATATCTTACTTGTAACAAGTCTGTTAATCAAGTTTTTGTTTGGGTCTACACCCATTGATGCATCAAACATTTTAAGCCTGTTATTGGGCTGTATTGCAAAGTTTCCGTCCTCTAATTCAAGAACGTGACCACATTTATGCTGATCTGGTTTTTCTGCGTAACCAAAATTTAATTCATTAAAGTCTCCTGCACACCAATCAATTGTAAATAAATACTTACCTTTACGTTTTACTTTACGTCTTGATGTGTATTGCATTGTTGCACCAGCCAACTCATAGAAAGTTGTAACACTTACATTGTAGCTAAAGCTGTCCCACATTACTACTTCATCTAATGGTAACTCTTTTACTCCAGGTTTTGTACAAAATGCTGTGATAGGTGCTCTCCACCATAGACCACCATCTTCCATTAAGAAATGAAACAGAGGCACTCTGTTTGGTATAGAACTAAAACCAAACACCCCTACCTCAAAATATTTATCATGTGAATCTTTTTGATCTCTTAAATAATTACCTCTAACGTAACATTCTATTACAGGTATATTTGCATTAAGATAAGCCATTAGTCGTTTATACTCCCCCAGTTAACCCCGTGTTCGTAATCTACTTTGTTTGGTACTTCTAGAGTAACGGCTTGCTCCATAATTTCAACAACCTTTTTTGCCTGTGCGTCACTTTCTATTGATACACAAAGCTCGTCGTGTATCTGTATATGCGCTACAATCCCTTCTTTATATAAATCTAACATAGATTTTTTTGTCATGTCAGCAGCTGATCCTTGTATTAATTTATTTAAAGATTTGTATGTGTAAGCTCTCTTGATCCCCGGTCCATGTTCCTGGAGTGCATCTTCGTGGCTCATCGCCTTGTGCATACCGAAACTGTTTGGTTCCCATAAATGAAACCTACATAGTCTTCCAAGTAAAGTTCTAATCTGTCCTCTATCCTGTGCTCTGTTAGATGCTTTGTCCATAAGTTGTTTAACAAAAGGTACCCTTGCGTGATACGTGTTAAATAATTCATTAGCTTTTTCTTTTGATACACCAAGTTCTGCTTGCAGTTTAGCTTTGCCCATACCATAAAACAAACCAAGGTTAATTGTTTTAGCTTGTGTTCTAGGTATCTCTGCCATGTCTGCTACAGTCTGGTGAAAGTCTGCACCAGAATCATTTTGATAAGAATCTATTACATCATACACTGATGGTAGTTTATATAATGCAGCGTAGTGTACAACAAGACGCGGTTCTTGCTGTGAGTAATCAAAGCAACCCCATTTACAACCTTCTTCTGGTATAAATAATGACCTGATCTTAGGCCCTAAATCTTTGTTACGTGCTGGAATCTGTTGTAGGTTAGGATTCTGATAAGAGAACCTTCCTGTAACTGTACCACCCCCTGCATTACGTAACTGATTTATCTCTGCATGTATTCTACCTTTGTGTTCGTAACGTAGAATAGAATCTATAAAAGTTGTGTGTGCTTTGTTAACTTCTCTTGCCTTTGCAATCATATTGACAACAGGATGCTCGTGTTCTTGTAAAAAGTTTTTTGTAAAACTAGGTGCTTGTGTCTTTTCGGTTCGTTCAAACTCTATTTTTAAATTTTCAAATACTTCTGCTATACTACTTGCCGCCCATATTTGTGGCCGTACATTAGTTTCTTTTTCTATCGCAGTTAATATATCTTGCTCTTCTTTTATTAAAGTTTTCTTAAGATTATGTGCTGCTTCTACGTCAACTCTTACGCCCTTAAATCTCATGTCAACTAGACAAGGAAATAAATCTGTTTCTAAATCAAATATAGATTCTAAGTCTTGCGATATAATTTCTTTTTTCATTTCTTGCCACAAACCAAATGTAGCTTCTGCATCTCTCTCTGCATATGTACCAACATTTAATGATGGTAATTTATACATTTCTGATTTAGGATCGATGCCCCATTCCGCTGCTGCTTCTGCAAGTGCAGCTTCGTTTTTACCAAAACCTAGATACTTCCATGACAAACTATTAAGATCATATCTAAATCTATTTTCATCAGTCACAGCTGCCGCTATCATTGTATCTACAATTCTGCCATTAATTTTAAAACCCATAGCCCTAATCCAACACACATCATACATTGCATTGTGAAATATTTTTGTAGAGGTAGCATTTAAAATATCTTTAAACCATTCTAAAACTTTTTTACGATCCATGTTACCGCCACCGTGGTGAGCTATAGGAAAATATCCTTTGTAATGTGCAGTTGCTACAGCTATTCCTATAACTTCTCCATTACCAATAATTGCACCAGATCCTTTTTTAATTAAGTCTGGGTCTCTTGTCTCTAAGTCAATTGCAATTTCATCAACCTGTCTAAGGTCTGGAAATTCTGTAGGTATTACCCATTCTGTTTGTGCACTAAATACTGGTATCTTCATTTAAATCCCTTTTTATTATTGTTATGCTTCTATTTTTTCCAGGTAACCTTGTTATCCATCCTCTTTCTTGTAACTGATTAATTTTCACAAAAATTAAACACTTACTAGATACTCCTGTACCTACTTTCATCTCTTCGTAAGAAGGCGCCATATTATTTTCATCAACATATTTTTTAATAAAATTAAAAAGATCCATTTGTTTTTTAGTAATATTAAACCTTTTCATGATGCCACCAAATAACAAAGAACTAATATGCAAGTAAATAGACCCATGTAAAAAGGTATGTGATTATTTGGTTCCATAGTCTCTTTCTTTAATCATTTCTAAATAATGTATTGCTTTATCGATGTCTTCTACTCCGCCTTTCTTTGAGTGCCTGCATATGTATTTTATAGCATTGCCCTCTGCAAAAAGCAATTTGTTCTTGTTTATAAAATCTGCGGGCTGTATTTCCATATACAAATAATGTGTCCCCGAAACTTGTTTATGTAATGCTTTCGATGTCATAACCTCTGTCCTCCTGTTTAGCTGTCATTATAAATAAATTTTGTTTTGTACGTGTAACTCCTACATACCAAACTCTGTGTTCTTCATCTTGCTTGTCTTCACTTTTGTCAAGGGCCTCTCTTATCTTTTTTGTGTTATCTAAAATAATTAAAACATTTGTAGCTTCACCACCTTTGGCTGCATGTATTGTTGATAACTTAACTCGTGCTGGACTATCTAGTTTTTCTCCCGACCTTAACATTTCTCTAATGTATAAACATTCTTCTGGATCAGATTTAAAAACTTCGTACCACTCATCAGTAGTTTTATAACCAAACTCTTGCAAGTCATACATTCTTTCTTCTTTTAACTCTTGATCTAGTTCTAAATATTCAAACAAATCTTTACATTCAGACAAAGAAAGTTTGTCCCCCTTAGTCCATCTTGTGTAATTTTTTATTGCTGTATACAATCTTGTTTTATAACTTTTCCTACCCTTTATTTCAAAGTAAATAGGCATGTCCCTTAAGATAGATTTTAATTTAATTAATTTGTCATTAGTTCTAGCTAATATTAACCAGTCACTTTGATGTAGTGGTGCATCTTCTATAGATGTTATATGATCCACGTTCCCTGTTTCCGGACGCGGTGCCCATTGTTTTTTAATTCTTCTATCATCAGGTATACGATTTAATATTTGATCAGCGATCTGTTGCACTGCTTGAGGCACCCTGTAAGATTGTGGCAAGACTATGTCTTTTGCCGGCTCCTCTTGAAACCTTTGCACATCTGCACCAGCCCAACCATAAATAGCTTGATCATCATCACCGGCTAAGATAACATGTCTAGAGTTTTTCTTAAGTATATCGTACATTTTCCACTGTATTGGCGATAAATCCTGCGCTTCATCTACAAATATTACATCATATTTCGGACACAATTCTGCCACATTAAATTTTTCAATCATGTCAGTGAAGTCTACGAGTTTGTAAGAATACTTATAATTATCTACTTCGTCTTTTAGTATCTGCAACATATGTTTATCTATGTCTTCTGAGTACATGTCCGTGTTGTACTCTTCTTCAATAGTTAAATTTTTAATTCTTGCTGCATTGATTATGTTAAAATACTCACTGTCAGAATCTACAAACCCAGTTTTTTCCTGACCGTTAGAGTAAACTGTAACTTCTATTCCAAGCTGTCTACCAATATCTTCGTAATGCTCCTCTTGCATGACTTGAGATTTTTTTAATCCAAGTCTTTTAAATGCTAGTGAATGTAAAGTTCTAAAATATTTTAAATTTTTTTTCTGTAGTTTAGGATATGCATCTAACATTCTATCTACTGCTTCATCTGCTGCTTTAGTGGTAAATGCAAAGTAACCAATCTTGTCAATAGGTGTACCTAGTTTAACAAATGTTTTTACATACTTAATAAGTCTAGTTGTTTTACCGGTACCTGGAGGACCTAATATTTTTCTAACGCTCATTGACCTCCTTACCCTTCCATCTAAGTTCAGACCAAGATTCATTCCACATAGTATCTATCTTTTTAAAAAATGGTTGATCTGCAATGTCTTCTCTAAATTTGTATAATTTACCGTGGTCTCCAGTTATCTTACAACTCCAACTTTGTTCGCTACTAAAAAATCCTATTTCATCTTTACTTTCTACAAACATACACTCCGAAACTTTATGGATATCTTTCATATCTGTTCCAACATGTTTTTTTGTCTCTTCATCGTAATCATGATCAATCATTCTTTCGAACAAAACACCAAAACCATTACGTCCATCTAATCTTAGGTTAGTACCTAAAATAAGTAATTCATATTCTGATAAATTTTTTATACCGGAGTTCATTATTTTATCATAATCTTTATGAGCCTTATGTATTATTTTTTTTGGAAGGTCCTCTTCGTAGTTCCAATCACTATCTTCCCACTCTTCTTCTGAATCAATAGGTTTGACGTCAACTAATGTTTTAAATCCTTTACCTATAATTAAAAAATCTGGTAACCAACCTGTAAGACCTTCGATTTCTGGTTCATAAACAACGTTCCAACCTAATTTTTTAAAAAATAAATACCACCTTGCTTCTAATTTACTTCTAAAATGTATTCCTTCCACTATTATTTGTTTTGCTTTCATTACATTATCTCCGTGTTGTGTTTTAGTTTAGTGTGATTAATTTTAACATCTTCAAATTGTTCTATGTTTATTGACACCACATTCTTAGTAGGTGTATTATATTTACCTTTTTCTTTTGTTGGAAATCTTTTTTGATCTAAGAAATCTATGTCACAACTCTTGTAGTTAGTCTTCATCATAACACCTGTCTTGTCTTCACCATGTTTCCAGTTTTTAGATTTTAATTTGTCGTAAAATTTATCAAACTTAAAGTATGCATAACCATCTTCTATTAATACTGTACCAGATTTAAATGATGCATCGTTCATAGCTTTAGGTCCATTTATTTTTGCATGTAATACATCATGTAGTTTTTCTTTTGGTGATGTACCGACTGGTGGGTTAATTACTTTCTGTGTTTGGAATAATGCTTCTAATACTGTTTGATCTTCTGGTGCTTTTATAATTGGTGGTGGAAACCCTGCAGCTTTTGCTATCGAGTTTCTACGTTTACGTTGGTCTGTTACATGCTCAATAGTTCTGCAGTGTACAGTTGCTTTACCAATACCATCTGGTTTAGTTACATCAAATTCATATTCCGGATCTGGTTCTATGTCTATCTTTCTTAAGTTTGTTAATACAGGATACTGTCCTTTTGATCCTGCTAGTATTCCAAACTTCTTTTTAACACAAATACCTTTTTTACAAAAATCACTTATAGGACTTTGATTACAAGTATAACCTTTTTCTGATCTGTTCCATGACCTTGTTTTTTGTTTTAATTTATTATCATCCCACGCATTAGCGTGTTCTCTTGCAAAATATTTTACGGGTGCATTCTTTACTTTTTGTTCCCAGTTATCTGCATACTTCATCTTCACAAACACATGATAATTATACATAAATCTATCCTTACCATCAAAAGTTTCCTGGTTAGATATCTTAGAAATCAAAGCAAGACAAGGCGGTCCATCTAAAAAATCTTCATCTACACCTTCCATAGATTGTTTTTCCATGTCTTCTGTAATGGTTTTTAATTCATCTTTTGTGGTTATGTTTGCATCAACAACTTGTACAAATTGTTCTAGTGTAAAGAACGTACCATCAATATTAACAGCTTTTCTTTCTCCGCCATAGTAAGGTAGGTTTATAAATTGTCCCGGTTTCAAGATCCCTGTTTCCGGATCCTTTGTTAGCTGTGTTTGCTTTGGAAATATTTCACAGTCTGGTTTAAGATTAAATAAAGGTAAAAGATTACTTAAGAATGATACAATGACTGTTGATTGTACAAACTCATTCATAAATAAATATAAATGTAACCCACCACTCTTAGACTCTACCGGTACTAAGGGTAGTTTGTATTGTTGTATAGTTTCTAAATAAAATTTTTTATCGAAGTCTTCATATTGTTTTGGGTCGACATCTATAACACCAAAGATAGCGCTACCTTTCTCATTAGTAGGTTGTATGCCAACCGATATGTTTCCTTTTAAATGTTCTTGATATATTGTGTCTGTAAATTCTTCATAGTTCCACCTGTACACAGGTTTCTTTTTACCATTCTCCGGATCAATGACAGCGTTAGTCCAGTCTGCAATTCCATATGCATGCCGATAGCCATTAAATATCTTTATAAATTCTTGCATAATTATCCTGTCTACGCAGGCCACTCAGTCTCCCGATTGGCCCACGCTGTGCACATACCCCGAAGGGATTATATAATGCTGCTTTCTTTTGGTTTGTCCTCACCATGCTTTGCTTTTATTGCACCTTTAGAGATACTCTCTGAAAATGCTTTAGCTTGCTGATAAGTACTTGCCTCAGATATTGGACCAACTTTACTAACTTCCCAACCAAACCAAGTGCCTTTGTCGTTAGACATTTGAGTAGTCTTTAATTTGTAAATGTGGCTAAAAGATGCCGGTGTATATAAACCGTTTTTACCTTTTAGTTTTATGCCAGACATCATCGAATTCCATTTTCTACTAATTTTTAATTGAGTAGATTTCATAGAAATCAACGCAGTCGTTGGACTGTCCCCTGTTATGATAACAAAATGTGATGCAGTCTTCTCAATATAATTACCATTAGGTAATCTATCTTTGTAGTTAGCATCTGGTTTTGTTGTTGACATAATATCAGACGAAGAATCATACACCGCTACTGGTGCACCAGGTCCTTCTCCTCTATCTTTCCATTCAACATACTCTAATTTATAAAATGCAGGAATGACATCTATGCCTTTTACTCCATCGTATAAATCACCGGTTACTGAATTGAAAATCATTCCAGGTTCTGCTCCTTCAACATATTTACCATCCCGCTTATTTACTTCTGGTGATAATTGTCCTAGGATTTTAAGAAAAGGTAAGGCAAGATCTTGTTGACCTATATCTCCTAAACCTTTTGCTGCGTCTTCTTCAAACATATTTGTTGGAAGAGGAGCAGACTTTTTTTCTGTTACTTCATTCATGATTATTTGTTCCTTGTTATTTTTGTTCTGTTGCTTGTGAACAGGTTAAATAAGTCAGAAGGCATATCGAGTCCAGCCTCAACACGCTCTCTGACTAGTGCTTTAAGTGTCATTGGTTCAACCTTTAATTTCTGGACAGGTTCAAACCCTTGACCTTGCGCAAGGACAGCATATTGCTGTGCCTTGTTATCTTCGGAACGTCCAAAAGCAACGGTTACCTCATTTTTGATAAGGTCACCCAGTCCGTTCTCACGAAGCCATTTGTATGCTTCTTCCTTTTTATCTGCAGGTATAGAAGCACCATAGACAGGTTTAACTTCAACCGAAGTCCCGTCTGATAATTTTAATGTAGAGATATTCATTTCCTGCATCATCGTAGGTATTACCTCTGATGATACTAGTTCTACTTTTCTTTTTATCTCTTTATATTCTTGTTCTTTAACTAAAAGAATTTCTTCTAGTTCTTGTAATTTAACTACTTGATCAGATAATTTTTTGGCATCGTTAACACCATCCAACTCCTCTCGTTTTTCTTGTTCAAAGTCAATCGACATTGATTTCTCCTTTCTCGTGTAAGTTTATTTTAATTGGGTAATACATTCTTTCTTGTCTATCCCATTTTAGCAAATTAAATCTGCCGTTTGTAATATCAGAAACAATAGAACATGCAATTCCAATTATCGCAGGATCACCTGTTAACAACAAATGGTCGTTCTCAGTATAATCTTTTAATAACTTTCTTAGTTTAAAAACTAATGGTCCTGGTGAAAATATTATTTGTGAAAATTCTGGGAGCAAAAATTTAAAGTCCCCATATTCTTTTGCACTCATAATATTTATTCTAGGAGCATTCGCTTTTGTGCCTGGTAATTCCTGAATTACGTATACTATATTTTTTCTTTCTGTCATTGACAACACATATAGGATGTTCTATATAAGATGTCAACTAGAAAGAAGAAAATAAATTATGAATTATAAATTTAAAACGAAGCCTTATGCTCATCAATTAAAAGCATTAGAGTTGTCATGGGAAAAACCTTACTTTGCCTACTTCATGGAAATGGGTACAGGTAAATCAAAAGTATTAATTGATAACATTGCAATGTTATATGATGCCGGAAAAATAAATGGTGTTTTAATTATTGCACCTAAAGGTGTTTATAAAAATTGGCACGACGGAGAAATTCCTACACACTTACCAGATCATGTAGAACACACATCAGTTTTGTGGCAAGCAATGATAAATCAAAAACAACAAAAAGAATTAGATAAACTTTTCCAACCTGGAGAAGATTTACATATTTTAATTATGAATGTAGAAGCTTTCTCTACTAAAAAAGGTGTAGAGTTTGCAGCTAAATTTTTACGTTGTCATAGAACTATGATGGCTATTGATGAGTCTACTACAATTAAAAACCCTGATGCAAAACGTACTAAACATATTTGTACATTAGGTGAGTATGCAGGATACAAAAGAATACTAACAGGTTCACCAGTAACTAAGTCTCCATTAGATTTATTCAAACAATGCGAGTTTCTTAAAAAAGAATTATTAGGACATGTCTCTTATTATACTTTTAGAACTAGATATGCTGTAATGAAAACAGCAAACTTTGGAGGTAGGTCTGTACAAATAATAACAGGCTATCAACACTTACCAGAACTGTCAGAAAAACTAAAACCTTTCTCTTATCGTGTATTAAAAGATGATTGTTTAGATCTGCCAGAAAAAACATTTATTAAACGTTTGGTTACACTTACACCAGAGCAAAAAAAATTATACCTACAGATGAAAAATTTAGCGCTTGCACAAATGGACGGCAAGATGATGACTACTGCTACAGTCATGACTCAGCTTATGAGACTACAACAAATAACTTGTGGTCACTTTACTGCTGATGATGGGACTATAAAAGATTTAGATTCTAATAGATTATCAGAGTTAATGAACTTACTAGAAGAAGTAGAAGGTAAGATTGTTATTTGGGCCCATTGGCAAAGAGATGTTAATAGGATAATCCGGGAGATAACTAAAAAGTATGGCGAAAATAGTTTTGTAGATTACTACGGTCCAACTCCAATGTCTGAGCGTCAAGAAAATATAAAAAAATTCCAAGATCCAGACTCTCCGGTTAGATTTTTTGTAGGTACTACTCAAACTGGTGGCTATGGTATTACATTAACTGCAGCTAGTACAATGATCTATTATTCTAATGGTTATGACCTGGAGAAAAGACAACAATCAGAAGCAAGGATAGATCGTATTGGTCAAAAATATCCCATGACTTACATAGATATTTATTGTGAAGATACTGTTGATGCTAGAATTGTTAAGGCTCTTAAAAAGAAAGTTAATATTGCTAGTCAGATTATGGGTGAAGAATTAAAAGACTGGATTTAAACTACGACTTTACCACCAGACCATTTCATTTCTGGTAAACCTTCAGAATATTTTTTACCATCAAAGGTTAAAATTTGTTTTCTGTTAGAACCTTGTTCATTATATGATGCATGGATCCATCCTGCAGCTCCGTCATCGGGTTTGTAGAACTCGAGAATGCATTGATCAAAGTCAACATTGTTAGTCAACCAATAAGCTACCTGAATATTTGGAATTCCATGTATTTCGAAGTCCGCCGCACAACCAAGAGCATGCTGACTCGTTTTTTTGCTCCCTATAGCCTCACACAGCGCTTCTGAGCGGTATCCTGAGCTAATGCTTATAGGTTTATCAAAGTGTGCTCTAACAGGCTCTAAGACCTCGTAACAGAGGTTTCCTAAATTTTTAATCTCCCCGGACCCTGGTGTGTTGTCAATTCCTTTACGGGCAGCCACCATGGAACGTGTCATCTCTTCAAGAGTAAAATGTTTCGATAATTGCATGATTTTTTTATTTAATAATTAAAGCAAATATAACATAGGCCATACCTGAGATCAACGCTCCAGTAGACACTAATAATATACTTTCCACACGGTTAATTTGGTGTTCAAGCTTGTGTATTTTATCATGAGTTTGCTTCTGCATTATTCTGCAAAGCTTTTCATGCTCTTCTATTTTTTGTATCGCGTTTTTTGCCATGTTATCCTCTACCAAAAAGTATATCTAATTTTTGTTGTGTTGTCATGTTATTATAATTACCGCCTTGTACCTGTGATGACACAAGTTCTGCATTAATGTTAGGCATGTTAAGTGTTGTAGGACCCATTGGTGTGTCCTGCATGATAGGTTGTAAAGGGTTTTGAAATACAGGGAACTCTGGAAGACTTAAATTAACTTCAGAAAACTGTGCTTGTAAATCAGCAATAGCATCGTTAGCTGAATCTAAAGGATTTGTTACACCAATTGAATCTGCATTTTCTTGTAAAGCTCTTCTAACTTCTAGTGATAACGAGTAAGGTCTAAAAATATTTTGGTCAATAGAGTTTACTTCGATGTTAGAAACTCTATCAAGAGCTCCTCTAAAACCTTCGTCCGAAATATTTAATAATCTAGCAGCATCCATATCATTTTTTAATTCTTTTTTAACACCAAACAATGCACGATTAGCATTTATGTATGCGTCTACAATTTCTCTTGGTTCAATTGGCCCACCTTTAAGTGCAACTCTAGTAAATAATGATCTTGAATCCCTTACACCTCTTTGATAATTAGCAACTTTAAAATTCATGGCTCTGTCAGGATTTACATTAACTGCTCTAAAACCAAATAGTCCACCAAACTCATCACCAAATTCAAACTCTTGACCATATTCATCAAACTTACCTTTAGTAATTACATCAACAGATTTTATAGACCTATCTAATCTCTTTAATTGATCTAATGAAAAAGGCATTTGTGCTTTTACTAGGTGTGCAAATATTTTACTATTACGATCTCCAGCTGTATCCTGTTCACTGTATATTTGAGCACCATCTCTAGTTCTACCACCTCTAGCTATAATATCTAATGCAGCTTCTGTCCAAATAGATTCTGATATAAATGGCTGACCAAATTCTGATGTAGCTGTAAATAAACCTCTTGCAAAGTCATCCATCATACCATCTTGATCTGTTCTACCGTCTTGAACAGCGTTAACAACTGATTGTAATGGTCTAATTAATGTGTCGTATGCATTAGCATGACTGAAGTCTACGTATTTAAAACTACCGTCTTCGTTTTTAATTGGTAGTAGTGTAGAATTTTTAGACCACTGTGCTGCAAATCTTCTAATAGCTTCTCTTTCTTCATCTGTAACATCATATAGAGCTTGAAACGCTGCTGATGTAGCCATAGGTACCGCTGCAACTGTAGTAGTAAAACCAAATAATCTAGTATAACCAATACCTTCCATAGGTTTTACAACTCTACCATCAGGTAAAGTTATAGTTTCATTAATCTCTCTTAACGCACGTCTTACAATGTTTGTTCCTGTTCTAGCAATCTCTGCAGGGAATGATACGAAGTTACCGATAGGTAATTTTCTTAAACCTTTTACAAAGTCTGATACATAATCGTAGTTAGGTATATTGTTTCTTACAATATCAGCTGCTTCTTCTTTTAAAAATTGTTCATCAAGTCTTACATCAACACCATTACGTTTAAAGAATTGTCCTCTTGTTACACCAATTTTTTCATATGCTTTTTCTAATCTAGATTTTTCTACGGCCCAAGAATATATTTTCCAGAAGTCATCTTCAGCTGTGTATAAATCTTGTGATACAGATTTTAATTTTGATAATGGTTTTAATAATAGTCTCATGCCTTTGTCAGACGTCATGGTCTCACCAAAGTTCACATCCTGTAATAGTCTGGAAAGATCTCCAAGTCTTACGTTAGAGTTTACAACACCAAGCTCTAGTAATTCTTGATATAAATCATTTTGTTGTCTTGTACCTTTTAGTCCTGTTTGTAAAGCTTGGTATGCTTGTTTGATTGCAGCAGGATCTGCTGCTGGTAAGATACCATTTGCTGCAGCAAAAGCTCCAGCACTTACAAAGTTACGTAAGTGTGTTACTGGTGATAAAATTGTTTTAGCTATTTGTGATGTAGCTTTAGGATATAATACTAAACTTTCATATAGTCTACCAAGTATGCCAGGACTCTGTGTAGTCAAAGAAGTTTTCTCTAAAGCTTCTGCTACACCTTTTCTAGCAAACATAGGTTTTGCAACATCGCCAAAAGGGTTACTTGCACCTGATGCAATGTTTACGTTTAAAGTTTGTGCAGGGTCAATGACCGCAATTCTTTGAAAATCATCACCAAAAAAAGCTCTTGCTTCTGCTTCTGATCTAGCAAACATGGGTTGAGCCACAGAATTTTTATCTGTAGCATTTCTAAATACTTCACTTACTTCATCATTTTTTTTAATTAAATCATCGTAGAATAAATTACGTCGTGTAATTAAAGATAGTTTGGCCATACCACCTATCATAGTTTGCATAGGATTTTTTTGTTTACCAAACAAATCATTAAACACTTTTTGATCTGCCTCAGATGCTACATCTTTAATAGATATTCTAGCAACTCCACCACGTTTGACTGCATCATCTAGTGCAGTTCTGTTTACAAAGAAGTCCGGTATATTAAATAATGCATCAGAAGGTTTATCCATTCTTAAACCTTTAGGTAATCCAGAAGTTTTTAATACATTATTTACAATTTGTTCAGCCTCTAAATCTGTTAAATCTTTCCCACCTTCTCTAGCACTTGCTTTAAATAAATCTTTAGCATTATCGATTGCTTGCGCTGCTGGTTTATATCTCATCCATGGTAGAATACTTCTATCTTGAAATATGTCATAAGTAGAACCAAGATAGTTTTTAAACTTACCACCAAACAATTGTTTGAATGTTTGTATATCTGCAGCGTCTAATGATCCACCAAGTTTAGAAAACAAATCAGACCACTTACTTCTCATAACAGATAGACCACCAAGAATAGATTTTTCTAATTCTTCAGCAGCTTCTTTAGTTGGTGCAAATTTTCTTATTCCTTCAATGACTCTTTGTTTAGCTGCATTATCTATTTCTCCAAAAGCTGCAACACCATCATCACCTAGTCTTGCTTCACCAGATAATAATGCATCGTTTACATCTCCTAAAAATGCAGATCTTTCTTTTGCAGATTGTTTGTTAAATACTGTACGCATAGGTGGAAATAATTTATCAATATCTACATCCAAATCTTGAGATAAGTTTCTTGCAACGTTTGCATCAGCTGCTTGTGCTCCAATAGATTGTCTTTCTATGTCAAAAAATTCTTGTGTCTTACCACTACGTGCTCTAAATTTTGAGGCAACAGTATCAATCCATCTATCTAACTGTGAGTTAGCTGTGTCTAATCCCTTGTTCCTGTTTGTTATTTTTTTAATAACCTTACCTGTACCACTTAAGATACCTGTAAATAATGCACCCTCTGTACCAAATTTAATTCTGTTTAATATTTCTCTTGTTGCATCTGGATCTGTTTCACTTCTATCTATTGCTGTGGGTCCACCTAACAGATCACCAAACGTACCTATCTTTTCTGCATCACCTACAAATACACCTTCTGCTACACCACCACCTAACGCACCGGCTACAAATTGTCTGCCTTTACCTTTAGCTGTTAGTTCTAATGCTTCATCTGCTGCACCAACAAGACTTTTATTATTTAATTTTACATATTTATTATTTCTGCCTGCAAGCATAGAAGCTTTTGCTAAACCACTAGCACTTTTAAATGCAATACCACCGGGTATACCAATGTTAACTAATGCTTCTGTAATTTTACCTGCAGCTGTTGCCTCTGCTTTCTCATCAAATTCTGTAAGGTCGTCAAACCATTGCTCAACTCTAGCAGCTTTACCGCTGTTGACACCAAGATCCATAAGACTTGCACCTAGTGAAAAAAAACCTTTTGGTATAGCGATTAAACCTGATGCTACGCCTGATAGCATAGACTCTATTGTACCTATGTTGCTTTTTGGTTCGTAATTGCCTGTATCAAATATAGACATTTATACTCCTACAAATATGGACTTACGTTGCCTTCTGAATCTATTACAATTATTCTGTCTTTAACTACATAAGCTCCTGGCGTAATAGGTTTTCCTTTCTCTATAGTTATTTGTACTTGTGACTCTATAAAGTCAACTTCATCTTTACCAGGATTTGATTTTAAAAAATTATTAATGTCTTCTGATTTAGCAACATCTTTAACGTCAATACCTTTAGTACGTGCCACACCTGCAAGATTAGATCCAGAAGGAAACGCACCTGTTTTTGCATAAATAGCATTAATGGTATCTTGAAGACTATCACCTGCTAATTGTTTTTCAGCTAATTTTATTTTTTTATCTGTAAGCTCTGCTGCAAGTTTTGCAGCTGGATCTGAAGCTTTAATATCTTTTTCAATCTCACCTTTTAATATTAATGTATCAATAGCATCTTTAGTTTGAGATGGTTTATCAAACGCTTTACTAGTTGCTCCAATAATTTTACTAATTAAACTACCATCTTTTATACTACCTTTAAAATCACCCTCTTGATTTATTAATTGACTAGCTGCAATTAAAGAATTGTATGCAGCATTTTTATTCATACCTTTAATGTCCATGATATCTCTGTATCTTTGTACACGATCTTTTCTAAGTTCTTCTGTAGATTTTGTAGATAGTTGCGGGTCTTGTTCATATTTGCTTTCACGCAATGTTAAATTTTCTGGCATGCCAATAGCTCTTTTAGTTTTATTTATATTTGAAACACTAGATGCATCTGTTTTAGGTGAACCATCTTTTTCTCTAAATATAGATTCTCCAGGCACTAGCGCATCAATATATCCTTTAGCTAATCCTGGAACTGCTTCAATACCTGCTTTACCTACTTTGTAAGCCCCAACACTTGCTTGTGGTAAAAGTGATGCTGTGGTAATCGGGTTCTGTCTTAAAAAAGAACCGACCCTAAAACCTGCTCCTTCTCCAGCTTTACCACCAGTAATTTTTAAACCACCTTTAGGTGTAACTATATTTTTTAATCTTCCTGCAGCACCTAACTTCTGTGATAAAGGAGCGTAAGCTCTCGCTGCTTTAAATCCTCTGTAAGCTGCTGGTAAAAATCTTAATGCAGCCATACCTGCTCCATATAATAAAGGAAATGCATATTGTTGTCTTCCATCACTTCCTTGTGGTGCAAGTGGACTACCAACAGTATTGATAGCTTGCGGTTCATTCATAGACCCACCATCTTTTTTCGGTTCCCGGATCCCGGACATGACACCCTCTTTGATAGGGCCGCCGTATCTAAACATTGGTCTATTTAAAGTTCTCATAATTAATTACCCGAATATTTTTCCGTACAATCCAGCAAGACCTGTAGCCGTTCCTAATGCTGCCTGGAAAGGACTGCCGCCTGATCCGGGATCTTGATACTGTTGTCCAGCATATCCACCACCTAAACCAGTTAGTACATTACCAAATTGTGTTAATCTTCCGTAAGGTTCATAAGCACCTGTTCTAGCTGCTTGTTGATTAGCAGTTAATTGAGCTTGATTTAGACCTTGACGTATTGCACCCATAGACCCTAGTGCAGAAATATCTTGACCCATACCTTGTCTTTGGAAATCTGATAAACCAAACTGTTGATTAATTTGGTTTCCATATGCACCCGCTAATCCTTGTTGAGCTGCAGATAAACCTTGTATAGCTCCTGCTTGACCTAATTGAGATTGTGCTAAATTTTGCATTGCTGTTCCTCTATTTAGTTGTGCGTTAGCTAAAGATTGTTGTGCACCTGCTAACCCTTGTTGAGCTTGACCCATTTGACCTTGTTGACTAAATAGGTTTGATGCCATGCCACCTAACCCTTGTTGCATACCAAATAAATCTCCTTGATTAGCAAAGTTTTGTTGCGCTAATTGATTTGCTTGACCAAAACCTTGTTGTAACATTGAAGCCTGTAGTGCAGATCTATCTGCTAATGAGTCTGCTTGGTATTGACCGAGTTGTGCACCCTCTCTACCACCACCAAAATTTCCTGAACTAATTGCAGCATTTTTAATTTGTTGTTGTCCAGCTACTCTTTGTTTATCAAATTCAGATAACGTTGCATCAATAACTTGTTGTTGATACGGAGACATAAATTGTTGATATGCATTTGGTCCTGTCATACCTGCTGCACTACCTGCTATGTTTGCTGCACCTTGTGCTGCTCCAGCACCAGCAGCTTGAAATTGACCCATACCACCATAAGCAGATCCTGCTTGACCTAACGCAGATCCAGCTTGACCTAAAGTAGATCCTGCTTGATTAATAGTTCCGCCAACACCACCTAACGCAGATCCTGCTTGACCAAGAGCACCATAAGCACCACCTAAAGTTTGACCAGCTAATCCCAGTTGCCCGGCACCTTGTTGTTGTGCAGCTTGTGCTGCTTGTAAGTATGGTGAATAAGAACCAACACCTTGTTGTGCCATGTTAATAGCTTGTGTTTGTAATGGATCTTCACCAGCAACAAATTGGCTACCGGTAAATGTAGATGTATTTATAGGTGCTGAATATGCAGCTTTTGCCTGATCAGCATAATCTTTTACGGTATTTTCTAAATAATCTGGTATCGCCATTATACTATCCTCGACTGTAACATTTGTTGTTGATCATACATTGCTTGTGCACCTTGTAAACCTTGTGACTCTTCAGATATTTCTCCACCTTGCTCTAAGTTATTCATTAAATTTTCCATAACTTCAGCACCAGCATCTATATCTCCACCCCCTGCATTTCTAACAGCATCTGCTGTAAATACAAACTCATTCTTACTTAATCTAGCAGGTACATCGTCAGCTCTTTCTTTGCCACCCATTGCTACAAAACCACCTTCGTTTCTAAAATCTTTTTCCATACCACCCATGTCTAACATTGGCATTGTTTCTTCTGCAACTTCTGTTTCCATGATTCCGCCTTCTTGTTTACCTATTCTTCCGCCATTAGCTTTTGCTTCACCCATTATTGTTTTTAATAAATTTTCTCTTTCAGAGTTTGATTTTAAACTAAAATAAAGTTGTTTAAAACTTTCAGGTAATTGGCTTAAAATATCCATAACATTTCCTGGAAGATCTAAAATACTTTGACCGGTGCCTTTTAATTGTTCTCCTACATCTATTTCTGCTATGTCTCCAAAAACAGTTTTACCTGCATAACCAGGTCTTGAACCATCACCACTTGGACCGACTAGTTGTCCGCCTGCGTAACCTACTCTAACTTCTTCACCACCACTAGGATAGTCAAATTGATTTGTGCCAGGTTCTTTCCCGTACCCTGGTACTTGAGTCATTAAACCACCATTTGCTGCCATCATAACAGGTTGTGGTTGTTCCATGCCTGCACCTTCTGGTGCAGATTGTTGCATTACTGCCTTTACAAATTGTTCAAAAGATAAATCCCCACCTTTGTTTTTGTATTTAACATATTCCATCATTAACATTTGTTCAGCTTGCGCTTGTCCTGCACTACCACCCATGTTTAAAAAAGCAGGGTTTAGTCTTCTAGACATACCTGCATTTGATCTATTAAATTCTTCTTCTTCATCGTCTTCGTCAACTAACATACCACCGGCATAACCTGCACGGCCACCATCAGCTGCATAAAAATTTGACATAACATATTTTTTTTGTGGCATAAAATCTAAACCAGCACCGCCGTCACCTTGACCGCTGTAATAATTTCTTGCTCTTTGAACTTGAGCTGCTGGATCTTGCATATCTACTTCTTCTTCAACTTCATCGTCACCGCCACCCATCATAAATGGAGCTGCAACTGCTGCTGCACCTAGGCCACCCATTAACATTTTTCCCATACTAAATTTAGAACCTGTCCCTAAACTAGGATCATATCTAAACATGTTTCCAAGTCCACCTAAAAACCCTTCACCACCTTTAAGTTTTCCTAGTAAACCGCCTAAGCCACCTGCTTGAGACATTAAAGTTTGTTTACCAAATAACATTGGCGCAAAATTTGCACCTGCAGCTAATAAAGCTATTTTACCTATAGGACTTTTAGTAACTTTCTTTACAGCACGTTTAGCTTTCTTAACAAGTTTACCTAAGAAATAACCTTGTCTAGGATCCTGTAAAGAACCTAGGCCGCCCTGTATTTGTTGTGGTTGTTGCATGTTAGATATTGCCATAATTTTACCTTAATTCTTATGTTTACTTGGTTTTGCTTAGTAAATCAAGAGGCGGCATGATAACTTTTACATCCTGTGCCATCTCTTCTGGCTTATAACCCTTATCTTCCCAGTCTTTTTTTTCTTTAAAAATCTCACCGGTTTTAAGGTGTCTATAAGTTTCCTCTACTTTTGCGTTTAATAATTTCATTAATCTAATTTTTCCTTTAATATATTTAAGTAACTAACACCAATATCGATTGCATCTGAAGTGCTTGATATTACCACTAGCTCTGTTGTACCTTCTACTATCAAAGGTTGAGTCAATAATTCTTGAGATACATTTGCTGTAAAAGCAATCGTTTTAATAATTGTTACACCATTGTTTGTTACACTAATAACAGGTGTTGCTGTAGTTGTAATTAGAATAGACTTAACAATATACGTTTCATTAATTAATGGGTTTTGTTTTGTATCACCAGTAACCGGCGGTACTATAGTTGTACCAAACATTTTTTTACCTGCACTAGATGCATCCTGTCCAGTTAGTCCAAAAAATTTATACTGATTTACTACTGCCATTATTCTAAAAAGAAACTTTTAGCTTCTATCTCTTGTTTTACTTCTTCTTGAAAAGAAGTATTTAATTTTGTAATTACACTATCAAGATCCCTGACAAGTGATTGTAAATTTCTCTGTGTATATTCAGGTGAAGCTCTAGTTAATGATTGTACAATTTTAGCCATTATAAACTTGCGATGCCCCCATATCTTAAACCTACTCTTCCACCGTCTTTTTTAGCCCCCGGACCCCATCCTCCAGGTGTTCCTGGATCGTTTCCCCAGTTTCCACCATCATTATTATTATTATTATTATTATTATCATTATTACCATAATCATGTACTCCTGACTGATAGTCATCAGTAGTTGTACCAGTATTATCTGTCGTGTTGTTGTCAGTAGTAGTACTATCGTCAGTAGTACTATCGTCTTTATCTTTTTTATTTTCAAAAACAAACTCATTAATTAATTCAGGTGTAATGGTTGTATCTTTTATAGTTTTCCCTTTTCCAACTGTAAATGCTTCTTTAATTTTATTTTTAAGATAATTTTTATTATCAAAATAATTATCATCTAATAGTTCATCATTTAAAGTAATATTACCGTCATCATCAACATCATAACCTTGATTTTTTAGATCATTATAGATGTCTTGCTGCCCTTCAAGATAGCCTGTACCCATAAGATTTTTACCTGTTAAAGTTTTGAAAATACCTTGATCATCAAACAACATTCCTTGTGAAGCTAAAGAATCATACATTGCTTTTTGTTGATCTGTTAAACCGGCAATACCATACGTAGGTCCATCTCCTCCAAAACCACTTAGTATACTAGGAATAACTGAAAAAGGATTTAAAGCTGTTACAGCAGCTTGTGCCCAACCAGGAAGTTTTTCTTTTATTTGACCAACTCTGTTAAACATTTTAGATAAAAAATTTTGTTTTTCGTCTTCTGATTCAAGGCTATCAAAAGCACCTTTAGAATAATCTAAATTATCTCCAAAATCTGAAGTATATTCAAAACCACCTTCAGCACTTTGTAAACCAGCTGGATAAGTTCCACCCGCATTAATTAAAGCTTCTACTGCTTGTCGAGATTCTGGACCTTCTCTTCTAACTGTATCTATATAAGTGTTTCCATAAACAGGACTAACTGCAGTTCCTTCTCCAAACATATTTCCTGCCGGATTAAAATCACCGCCACCACCAGTGTTTGCAAAAGCATCTGTATTTACAATACCTTGATCTGTTACAACTTCATCTTCAGTTGCATCTGTTGGAAGATTGAGACCTAATCTATATTTTTCTTGAGGAAGGAATTGATAATCTTTAAATAATTTTTGATCTGCTAGGTTGTAAAAATCAGCCATTATCTCATTCCTCCTGGTGCAATATCTAATCTAAATGTACCGATTTTCCAGTCTTGACCGGTTCCTGTATTAGATACTTTTAATGCAATTGATCTAGCTCTAAGTCTTGTACTTTTAAAAGTTGTAGAAGTTGTTGCTGTAAAATTTGTAGTAGTAGGAGTGCTGTTTGGATAGTTTCTTGTTGTAAAACTAATTTGTGTATCACCCGTTTGATCTATAAAATCTGGAATAAATCTCATAATTCTCATAATATATTCACCATCACCTCTAATATCAGGAGTCCCTACCGCTTGACCTGTATTACTTCTTTTTTGTGTAATATCAAAATCTCCTGAAACAATGTTAGCTGTAACTGCAGTAATTACACCACCTGCATTTTCTTGATCCGTCCCTGTTTCGTGCTGATAGTATATACTACTTCCATCCACATTGCCAGTAACATCATATGAAGCGTTATCATTAGGGTCATAAAGTGTTGCATGGGGTTTATCGTATACAGCAGAATCTTCCCAAGCAGATCTGTTTAATGTTCCTGTAGTCCATATAGGTCTTTGAGTTGTAGAGTCTAGATAGTTGTAAGTAACTACCCTATCAACTGTAAAGGCATTAGCTGAACAATAGAACCAGTTAATTTCTCCAAAAAGGTTATTGACCCCTGCATTAATTAAATCTCTAGGTACTGAGTTTAAACTATCGTAAACAAAATCTTCAACTAAACATGGCATAGATCTTAGTTGACCATCATAGTTAAAAAAACCATTTTCCGACATCCAATAAGCAGAACCATCGACTTCAACCGCAGCATTTTTACCAATCAATCCGCAGTTAGTTCCTGCTTGTGCAAAGGCAAAAGTAAATGGTGATCCAACAAACTGCATTAAGAACAGTGATGTATCTGTCCAAATATATATGGCATCCCTACCTTTAATTGCAGACATAATTTTAGAACCTGCGGCAAGTCTTTGTGAACCTGCAGTATTGTTTGCAGTAATAGTATAATTGTTAATATCTTCTTGGTCTGAAAATCTTATGAACATATCATCTTGTGTAGTCTTGTCTCCAATTGTTGTTTCTGTTCCCAAGAAAACTAAGTGTCGATCTGGAGTTGACACCAATACATGACGCGATGCAGTTGGTGCACCGGTAATAATAGTTGCTCTATTAGCTACAGCATTTGGTGCTGACGCATCCCATTCAAAACATTCGTTGTTATAAATAAGTGCAATTAATTTTGTACCATAATTATCTAAAACCCATAGACCAGGATTTAATGTAAACTGTGTAGAAGATGAAGCTTGACCCCATCCATTGTAATTTGTAACATTGGTAACAGCAGCACCCGCACTATGTGTTGCAGCTGTACTACCATTAGCACCTCTTGCACCACCAGTTAAGGTCCCTGTTCCCGTATCATTTGCTGTGTAGGTAATAAATTCTGTTCCTATTTGTATTGTCCCTGTTGCCGGGAACGCGGCAGAACTTGTTAAGACAACTGTTGTTCCTGTTGTATTTGTTAAAGCAGTTGCAAGAGTTGTTGTTGCAGCACCATTAACTACACCACCGAATAAACCTGTACCCCAACCAAAACCAGACTGTTGTTTTGCAGGTCCAACACTGTAGTAATATAATGCATCAGCAGACCCTGCACCTGATAAAGGTGTTCCTGTTTCTGTAGTTGCCATTGTTAAAGTAAAAGTTGTATTGTTCGGAACAGAAGTCACCATAAACTTTTTACCTTCAAATGTTGCGTTGGTAAAAGTAGAACCAGATAGTCCTGTAACATTTTCAAACATTACGATGTCGTCATCATCTAGCGGTACAGACGTAGAGACTGTTACTGTTATAACGTTTGAACTTGATGTACTTGTAAATGTTGCGCCTGAAACAGTTTTTTCTATTGGGTGAATATCGTAATAAGCGCCTTCAGAAAAAACATAAAGAATTCTATTAGTACCAATTGCAGAATATTTTATGCCAACATTATCATCCCAATTATGAATTGCTCTTGCGGCACCTGTTAATTTATCAGAACCTAGTTGATCCCAACCACCGATTTTTTCAGGAGAACCATATCTAAAACGTACATTGTCTCCATCAAACCATTGCCCCTCGGCCCCGGTCTCTGTGACTTGTTTATTAAATCCTGGTGCAAAACCTAGTTTTTGTAGCATAAATTAATTCCTAGTTTAAAATATACTAGAACCCTAGTTATATCAACATATGTTATAGGTAGAAAATTAAACTACGATGCTGTGTGAGCTTTACCAGCAGCGATAGCCGCATTAACTGCAGCCATATCTTCTGTAGTCCAGTAATCTTTAGCAACCATAAGTTCTAAATGTTCAACATTTCTGTCAACTGCACTTTGTCTATCAGCTGCTTCTTCATCACTCATTTTAGATCCATCAATGATACCATTGATTAGATCTACAGAATGACCCATAGCTGTGTAATCTTGTGCAATTTCTTCTGCTGTTTTAATAACTTCTTCGCTCATAATATTTTCTCCTTATATTGTTGCGCAAGCAACAGTTTTAGTTTTATCAAGTTTTTTAAAATTATCAATAATTATTTGAGGTTCTACCATATTATTCCTTGGGTCACTATCATTAAATTTAGACTCATCCCACTCATCTTTCATATGAAAATGTAGGTTTTTATTGTGAGAATAACCAAATTGTGTCCAACGTGTACTACCCCAAATAACTACTCCATAAGCTTTAGCTGATGGTGAAAAGTGTTGTAGACAACTATCTATACTAACGAACCCTTCAGCACCTTTTAACATTTCATGAATCTGGGCCCAGTGTAAATCACATCTAATTGTACCTTGATAATGCGGTTCATTAGGTAAAACACAGTTAATAATAGTTGTATCAGGATATTCTTCTTGTAACATATTAACTACTTGTTGTGCAAGATAAGGTTGATAGTTTCTATTTGGATTAATATTCGTGTACTGAACATTGTCTCCATAATTCCATTTAGGTTGACCACCTGAGAACTGGATCATTATATATTTACCAATTTCATTATCAGCTAACCATTTAGTAACAGCAACTTTGTGGTTGTCGGTATATAATTTACCGGTCATAGATCTATTAAAATCTACACCGTGGTGTTCACAATAACTTTCAATAATATGTTGTTTACCAAATTGAAAATTTGATTTGTATGGCTCGCAATAAAATATATTATCAGATGCCATGATCCTTGGATCTTGTAACGGTATAGTTTGCTCTAGTGCTAGTTTTACATCTGGATTACCAGCGAAACAATCTATGTAAGGTGTATAAATTTGCACCTCTGATTTCTTTTTTAATTTAGGTAGTAAAGCAGTAAATGCTGTACATTTACCAACACCACCTTCTACGACGTACGTATTAAGCATTATATTCCTTTCGTTTGTTATTACTTATCTTCTAACTCTTTTATTCTAGATTTCAAGTCTTTATTTGTTTCTGATAATTCTTTTATTGCATTGACTAATACTGGGATTAAATGAGAATTAGTCATTTTTAATAGTTCTGGTTTTTCATTATCAATAATAACATTATTATCACCCTCAAGTTCAAGAATATCCTGTGCTTTAAATCCATATTTTTTAAAACCAATAGGAGTGTCATCTTCTCTTGATTTTTTAAATTGAAATGAAACAGGTTCTAATTTATTAACAAAATCTAACCCATGTGGAACTATACCAAAATTAGTTTTATCTCTTTGGTCAGAAGTAACTGTAAGTGCAACTTTAATATAAGCATTAGTAATAGTATTATTTCCTAAAACCATTCTACCATCTTCAGATGTTACTTGAAAAGGAGAAGATGAACGACCAGCATTATGTCCTAATAAAACATTATTATCTCCTGTTGTTACATCAAATCCAGCATTTAAACCTAATGCTGAATTACCAAATCCTGTTGAGCTACTTGCTAAACTACATCTACCTACTGCACTATTATTATAACCTGTTGTGTTTGCACCTAAAGCTGAGTGACCTACTGCAACATTTTCACTACCTGTTGTAGTAACATCTAAAGCACCACTTCCTACTGCTACGTTTTGTGTTCCTGTTGTATTAGTAAATAAAGCATTATTACCAACTGCTGTGTTGCTAGATGCTGTTGTGCTGTAATATAATGCTTGTCTTCCAACAGCTACAATGCAACAACCTGTTGTATTTGTATATAGAGCAAACGTACCTACTCCTACATTTCTACCACCTGTTGTGTTACTTGTTACAGCACTAGATCCAACTGCTGTATTATCAATAGCTGTTGTGTTAGCTGCTAAAGAAAGGTAACCAACTGCTGTGTTGCTAGATGCTGTGGTAGAAACTAATAATGCACCAACACCTACTCCAGTATTTTTATCTCCAGTAGTATTAGTAAATATAGCACAATGACCAACTGCAGTATTAGAAAAACCTTCTGTGTTTTTACATAAAGCAAAAGAACCTACTCCTGTATTATTGTCTGCTGTTGTGTTAGCTTCTAATGCTTGTCTCCCTACTGCTACATTTCCATCACCTGAAGTATTTAGTTCCAATGCCTCATGTCCAACAGCAGTGTTATTATTACCATTGTTTGTGTATAATGAATTTTTACCAAGAGCTGTGTTTCCAAAACCTGTGGTGTTTGTTTTCATAGAACAAGAACCAACAGCTGTATTAACTTCTCCTGTCGTATTAGCACATAAAGATTGATAACCTACTGCTACGTTATTATCTGCTGTTGTGTTAGCTTTTAATGCTCTGTAACCTACTGCTACACTTCGACAACCTGTTGTACTTGTAAACATAGTATCTCTACCAACTGCAACATTTTCACAACCTGTTGTATTAGTATCAAGTGCTGAAAATCCTACTGCTGTGTTGTTTGCTCCTGTTGTAGTTGCATGCATAGCACACATACCTATTGCTACATTGTTATTTGCTGTTGTGTTAGCAAATAAAGCATTATTACCAACTGCTACACTAGAAGCACCTGTTGTGTTAGCACGTAAAGAATTAAAACCAACTGCTACATTGTTACTTGCTGTTGTGTTGGTTGTTAAAGCACTTAATCCCACTGCTGTATTATTATTACCTGTTGTGTTTAACAATAGAGCATCAGTTCCAACAGCTGTATTGCAACAACCTGTTGTATTTGTTACTAACGTTCTAATGCCTAAACCTGTATTGCAATGACCTGTTTCATTATTTGCCATAGAGCCACAACCAAATGCAGAATTACAATAACCTGTTGTATTATCTCTTAAAGTTTGACTTCCAACAGAGGTATTACAATTACCTGTCGTAGTGCTGAACCCTGAACAAAAACCTATTGCTGTGTTTTGTGATGCTGTGGTGTTGCTTGATAATGCTTGTTTTCCTACTGCTGTATTACATGCACCTGTTGTGTTAGCTGCTAAAGCTGAAGTACCAACTGCTGTATTGTTATCTGCTGTTGTATTAGCCGATAAAGCTAATGGACCAACAGCCGTATTATTATCTCCTGTTGAGTTTGTACACAAAGAAGCAGTACCTATAGATACATTACAACAACCTGTACTAGTAGTTTTTTGAGAATCATCTCCAATTGCTATGTTATTACTAGCTGTTGTATTACCTTGTAAAGCATCTGTACCAATACCAATATTAGATGAACCTGTCGTATTACTATCTAAAGAATCTCTACCTATAGCAACGTTACAAGTACCTGTTGTGTTAGCACACAAAGCTATATGACCAATTGCTGTATTGTTTGAACCTGTTGTGTTAGCAAGCATAGAACAAGAACCTAAGGATACATTTTGAGAACCCTCTGTGTTCGCTGTTAAAGAACTCATACCAACTGCTGTATTTTTAGTTCCTGTTGTGTTATTCTCTAAAGCTTGTGCTCCGACTGCTGTATTGTTTGATGCTGTAGTATTTGCAACCATTGCCTGTCTACCAATAGCAGTATTATTAGCACCTGAAATATTATTACTCATGGCTTTTCTACCGATAGCAGTATTTTGACCACCTGTAGTATTTAATCTTAATGAGCATAAACCCATTGCTGTGTTATCTGCACCTGATGTATTTGAAAGCAAAGATAGAGAACCTACAGCTGTATTGCTAGCACCAGATAAACTTCCACTTGATAATGCTTGGTCACCTAATGCTACGTTATCTGTTCCTGTAGGATAATTACCATCTAGTTTGATTGTGCCTAATGCTTGAAGTTCGCCGTTAACAGTTAGATCGTTAACAACTAAATCACTTAAATCTTGACCAATAGCAAAAACACCTGTGTTAGTTGCAACGCCATCAAAGTAAACAAACTTCCAACCTTTATCATCAGTTGCCCAAGTAACCGTGGCCCCTGAACCGGAAGCCGCTTTTAATTGTACTGTGTAAGCACCGGAAGTATTGTTATTAATTATGTAAAAATTTTCTACGCCAACCGGCATAGTTACAATTCTGTTACCAGTAATTGTTCCTGTAAATTTTAAAATTCTTGTAGCAACTGCTGAACCTGTAGCACCATCACTTTCTGTAAGAGTCGTAGTTCCTGCACCGCCTCCAATAGCTACTTCTAAGTAACCACCAGAAATTTGTTCAAATATTTGTAAGTTTGTATTAGTCTTTGTACCCCAAGTCCCAGCGTTTTCGCCGGTAGCCATTAGTTCTACGCCAAGAGGTGTATAAGTTGATGCCATAAATTTTTTCTCCTAAGCTGCGTGAGTTACATCTGTATAAGACGTATTTCCTGTTACGTCAACCTCAGAATAACTTGCGCTATCTGTTTTATTGACTGCACTATAACTTGTATTGCCTTCAATATCAACATCTTGATACGATAAAGGTGACACATTTCCAACAGAAATATCTGCTTGAATTCCTGTTAATCCCATTACATCTGCAGGATTTATTGAGCCTGTTGAAGAAGTTAAAGCACTAGGTGCTGTTAATGGATAAGCTACTTCTGTAACCACAGAACCGACACTAGATGTTGCTGAAACCCCTACTACACCCATTACATCTGCAGGATTTAATTCACCAACACTTGCTGTCGACGATACTCCCGTTAATCCCATTACATCAGCGGGAGATATTGAGCCAACACTTGCTGTTGATGATACTCCTGTTAATCCCATTACATCAGCGGGAGATATAGAACCTACTGAAACGTCTGCTTGAGAACCTTGTGGTATCTGTATTTCAGAATTATTAATTGTAAGATCACCAACGCCTGTTGTTGCAGCATTTGGCGCTGTTAAAACAAAAGCTCTTTCAACTACAACTGATCCAACACTAGATGTTGCTGATTGTCCTGTTAAACCGATAGACATATCGGTAACTGTCAAAGAACCTACAGAAGAAGTTGCTGCGGATGGCGCTGTTAAAACAAAAGCTCTTTCAACTACAACTGAACCTACACTAGATGTCGCTGACTGGCCTGTTAAACCAATGGACATTTCTGTTGGAGATATTGCTCCGACTGAAGATGTTAGTGCTGATGGTGCTGTAAGGGTTAGAGTAAGGTCTGCTTGCTCACCCCATAAGTTTTGACCCCAGGTAGTACCGGATTGGTTCCAAGTATTAGCCATAAGGATTTACCCCTATGCTATTCGAACTATAGCGTTACTTGCGTCTGCTGCTGGAAATTGAACTGTGAAAGTTCCATTAGAAACTGTTTTATCTGATCCAAACGCTACTGCACAAACTGCAGGATCACCAGAAGCTGAATCATTAAAAATTAAACATCCGTTAGCTGTAAATGAAGCTGATGTCCAAGATATGTCAGAAAAATCACAAACTGCTGTGCTACTATCTAAAACTGGAGTTACACTTGTAAGAGCTTTTCCTTTTGCAGAATAAGCTGAACCCGAAGTGTTTGCAATCTCGTTTGATGAACTATATGCTGTTGTACCTGCACCTAAAGATGCTGAACTAGTATATAGAGCTATATTAAAAGTATTTCCAGATGATGCAGTAAAGTTATGAACCGCTTTTAAAATTTCTACTTTGAAACTATTACATATTGCCGATGATATTGCCATAATTTTTTCTCCTTAATTTATGGAGACGGTGATTTGACAGGTATTCTAACAGTTCCGTCAGTGTAATCGTCTCTTCTTCGTCTTCCAAGTTGCATCCCTGCAAACTGTTGTATAGAACTTTTATACTTATTTTCATATAGTGTCAACATCTCCATTGGACCTTTTAAAAAAGCAAAAGCTTCTACTAAACAAGCGTATAGTAGTCCTTGTGGAAAATATGTACTTAAATATGTTTCTGCACTACCAGTGGCTCCAGAACCTAAACCAGTAGGCATTTTGTTGTAATATATTCTAAATTTGTAGTTAGCATCAGGTGTTGGTGCAAGATAAATACCTCCAGAAGTAGTATCTGTAGTATTAGTAGCGCCACCAAACATAGCGTAGTATTTAGGAAAACCTGTAACAGAATTAGTAGTATCGGTGGGTGCTTGTATCTCACCAGAAGGTCCAAATTTTCTATCAGTAAGTTCAGATAAATAACTTTGATCTTTTTTCTCTAACCAACTTCCGTTACCTTCCGTGTTAGCTGTAGAATTAAATACCTCAACTCCTCTAACAAACAAAGTTCCAGCGGGAGCATTAATTGTATTATCGTTTGCAGCTAGAGTACCCTCTTGAACAAACCTATCAGAATCCGTAGGAAGATCTTGATTAATTCTAAACTCCGCAGACATAATAATACCATCTAAAATAGTGGTTGTAAAAACAGTGTCCTCTACTTCAGTGTAATCTAAAATAGCTTGTTTTAATGTTGTGTATGTATATTTAGAAATTCCAGCCATAATTAAGCCCTATCATTTATTGGGCCGTATGTACACTGCAAACCACCACCTGCTAAATATGTGCCAGCTACAAAATCCAAAGGTATAGCAAGAGCTGGAACTAAATAACTATTTTCTTCTGTAACAGTTGTATTAGCGTCATTAACGGAAGTAGTTTGTACCATTGTAACAGGTCTAGAACCAAATACTTTAGCTCCTATTGGATGAGAACCTGCTGTTGTTTTTTCAGGACTAACTCCTCTATAAGGAGCTGAAGTGCCTCTTGAAACCACATTAAAAATATTATCAGTTCTGTTTCCTCCAGTATATTCAATTACTTCGTTTTCAAACATACCTGTCACACTATTAACTTTTTCAATCATCATAAAACCTGAAGAAGGCCATGTACTACCTAATGTAACAACATTCGGCATATCATCTAAAGTAATTGTTGTATCAGTTGCATTTATTGCATTAGTTAAAGTTGTGGCTAGTTCTAATTCTATTGCTTTATAATAAACAGTTCCGTCATCAGTAAGTAAAGGAGTTTTAATATTTCTAAATCTAACGTGATCTCCATTTACTAAACCACTATTAGCTGCATTAACACTAAGTGCTGTTTGTGTAGGAACGAGATAAGTAGAACTAAGTTCAAAAGGATTGTTAGGTAAAAAATCTTCTGTTGGAAATTCTGTTCTTGCAGGTCTTGCTCTAACCAAAGCTTGTGGGTCTGCATTAGTTGGTTTAGGATCTAGTTGTGGTTGTTTCGGTTCATATTCAGATATGTGCACAAAAGCACCATTCCATTCTCTAACCATTTCATTATATGGAAAAGCCATACCTGATCTATCAGAAATTGCTAAAGCGAATTTACCTTGTGCGAAACTACTCATTAGACTCCTGGGTAATAAATTTTAGGTGAGATATAAGTAGAATTAGAAGAACCATCTTCATCTTCTGCTCTCAATAACTCATCTTCGTATAACATTTTTAATGATTGTACTCTTTGAGGAGCATACTTAATTGATAAATAATAAGCTAATCCTGCAATCATACACGGTATAAATCTGTAAGGAATATCTGTTGCATTTGTATAAGCTCCTACATCATCAATTCTTTTTGTATAATAAAAATTTATAAAATTTCCAGCCTGCGTGCTTCCAGGTGTTAAATACAAAGTAACTGTAGTTTTATCTATAAATCTTTGGACCCAATACTGAGTCGGTAAACCTAGATCTGTTTTGTTTGAAAATGCTTGATACTGCGATCTACTAATTTTAGTCATGGGTGTATCAACATTTGTAGAAGAATTTCTAAAATTTAATTCTTGAATATCAGTCATACCATTAGGAAATTGTAAAACAGCATCTCCAGAATTGTGGGTTGCTGCAGCGCTACCATTAATTCCTCTAGTACATCCTGTAAGATTTAATGAAGACACTCCTGTATATGAAATTTGTTCAGTTCCAATTGTAAGAGTTCCACCTACTGTAGGCATTCCTGTAACAGAAGCAACTGGGACAGTTGTAGCTGTAGCATTTATTCCAGCAGAAAGAGTTGTACTGATACCATCGGAAGTACCGTCCGCAGGAGATCTAAAAAAAGTATAAACAGCTTGACCGTTTACAAGAGTTACACTTTGATTTTTTACTTCCCAAAAATGTAAACCTCTATTTCCCCATTCTGAAAATAAAATGTTTAAAGATCTTTTAGCAGTTTTTAACTGATAACCAGAAACACCCTGCATACCAATACGTTCGTATGCATCTTCTATAATCTCGTCAATGCCTAGGTTCTTATCAAAAACATAAGAACCAGAGGTAGTGTTAGCCATACTACGCTCCTGTAATAGTTACTGTAACGCTCCCGTCAGTTCCACCAGTTTGTGTTAAAGTTGCGCAAATTCCATCCTTAAAAAGGATTCCAGAACCAGGAACATAAACTGCTAAACCTTCAGTATCATATTTAAAAGTTGCCATTAAGTTACCTGCACCTGCACCACCTGTTGTAGCACTATCATGTAAAAGTAAAACAGAACCTGCTTCACCTCTACCTTGAATAGAAGTAACTCTAGCCCTACCTGCTCTTAAAAGAGATATAGCACCAGTATCTTTTTGTAATGTTGTTTGATCACTTGAAAATGATCCTCCGCCGCCTATTGACATAATTTTTCTCCTTATATTTTATGTGGGCCCGGAGGCCCACACTAATTATTTGTATTACGCGCTTACGCCTGTTCCAGCCACTCTAGATTGGAACGTATTAAAGTAGTCAACTACTAAGTGATTAGCAACTGTTCCTTTATGTGCACACATGATATTCATTTCTAATGCAATATCATCCGGCACAGTCGTAGCCGCTTGAGTTCCTATTGGATTACCATTTAAATATAATTTAAATTGGTTCGCAGTAACACCTACTTCACTTCCAGCTGGTTGGTATTGGAATCCTAGTCTAACTGAGTTAGCTGGGATTGCCTGTACTGTAGCTGTTTGTGTAGCGATAGTAGAATCTAACATAGTGAAAGTAGATCCACCAGCTGTGTCTAACATATCAAAAGATACACCTGCTCCATTTTTTCTAGAAATGAATTGTATTGTAGTTGTATCTTGTAGGTGAGAGAATCCAATACCATCAGTTGGTAAAGTATCAGAATCAGCATAACCATCTTGAGCAAATCCTACCCAAGTATTTAATTCACTTACGTCAGTGATTGCAATGCTAGTTTCAAACCACCATTTTTGATTTTGATTGTATTGCCAAACTTCTGGTCCTGCAATACCTTGAATCTCACCAGCGGCAGGAGCATTATCTCCTTGTCTTAACCATCCACCAGCATATTCTGCTAGTTGAAAGTCAGATCCACCAGTTGATGTAGCTGTCCAATCACTTGCATTGTAAATCTGCCAGTCGTTTTGATATGCTTGTTCTTGTTCGTATCCACCTGTAATAAGGGGTTGTTTGATTCCACTAAATACAGAAGAACCTCCATCTTTTCCTACTACGTTAGTTACTCCATTTTTAAAATGTGTTGTCATATAATCAGCGCCTCCTAGCGCCAGTTATCCTACTAAGCAAAGATAACCAATTTATGTTCTATTAAATCTTAGTGTGTTTTTTATACAACACTTTTAGGTAGAGCGCAAGCGAGCCTGTAATGTGAATTGAATTTATTCAACGATGTAGCTTTTGATTAAGTAGCTACAGAAACTTGTGGAGCAGAACCTTCTACGTTGTTCTGTAAGTGAGCAATCCTAGCTTCTTCAAGCTTGATATCTGTGATGATCTGTTTGACTTTATCGTCAATTCTAACCATCTCAAGAGTGTATCTGTTATTAGACAGATGCTCCTGTTCCCACTTCAACTCCAAGGACCTTTTTGCTTTGTATAGGTCTTGTATCATTTATAACCTCTTCATAAGTTATTCGATAAGGAAAGTTTCTAAACATTCCCGATTTTTCCCAAACTATACTATTTTCTCCTAGCTTGTCAACTATTGATTGCTCTAAAGAAATAGCATCATCTTTAGATTCTACCTCGAATCTACCGTGATGGTCGTAAGCATATATGTTTATTAGGAATTTTTTCATGGTTTTGTCTTTCTATATGTTAAATGTGGCGAGACTATGTCCCGCCACAAAAAATGAAGTATTAAGCTCCTGGAGAACCAAAGATACCTCTAGGGTCAGATACACCAAATACGTATCTTTCTCTAGCTTTGTATCTAACATTACCAGTATCGAAGTCACCTTCCATTTTAGTAGTCAATGGAGATCTTTCGAAATGTTTCATACCATTAGGCACGTCTGTGATAATCATAAACGCATCAGTGTCTGTTAAGAAATTATTAACAGAGTAACCTTGAGGAATCATCCCCATAGATCTGATTGCGTTGATATCATTATCAGCAGTTCCAACTCTACCAGCAGAAGCCATAAGTCTTTCAGCTGTGAATTGTAGTGCAGATGGGATGATCATCTTAACAGCTTTTGCAGCAATCTTTAAACCTCTTTCATCAGTAAGTCCAGCAATGTCAATCATTGATTGTTCTAATGAAGTTTCGTTTAAGTCAGCAGCAGTTGCCAACGTGTTACTGAAAGTTCCAGCAAGTGTTGGGTGAGCTGTGTTGAAAAGAGTTACACCATCACCAGAAGTGAAAGTACCGCCAGGCATTCCATTATTTAGTGGGTTAACTGCTTTTACTTGTTTAGTTTGAGCCATAGATCTTGCTAAAGCTTTTGTATATCTAGAAGCAAGTCTGTCATACAAATTATCTTCAATAGCTTCCTCAGTGATAGCAAACGCTAACGCAATTGTTTCGTTAGTGTATCTAGCTGTGAAAGTTTCTTGAGCGTTATCGTATGTAACACCTGAACCTTCTGGTTTTACTTGTGCTTGAGCGAATCCACTTAACATTACTTCTTCTTCAAAAGCTCTGTCAGATGACTCAGTAGTATAAATTTCAGCTGACTGATTTTCATACTGTTTGTATTCCAGGCCGAATAAAGCATTCAATCCTGGCTCTAGTTCTTTTACTAGTTGATTTCGTGATATAGCCATAATTAATCTCCTTATATACCTGCTACGTTGTTTCCTAAGATATGCTCATTAATCATAACTCTAAGAGCAAAGCCCTCAGCAGTTATATCAGAATGATCAGGATCTCTTGAAACACCTATTATTTTTAGTTGAGCGATCGATGCAGACGTAGTTGCAGATATCTTACTTGCAGATATGTACAACGGCGAACTACCGTTAGCAAAAACTTGATCAGCACACCCACCAGTCTCATTATTGTTATAAGCTGTGTCGGCAGACATAATTTCGTACATTTGCTTTGGATCGTCAGTTATTAAAGCCGTAATATCCGTTGCAGTATTACTTGCAGGCGAATAGTTAGACCATGTTGGTTTGTTTGTAGTTGCGTCAGTATAAAAAACACCGTTTAGCACACCCAGATTATTAGCATCTGTGTTACCAGAAGATAGCACTACACCATCAGCTGTTAATTGCACCATTGCTCCGTGCGAAATTAAAGCTGAAGAAGCTGCTACGTTCCATTCACTAAGACCGTCGTTATTATAATTTTGACCAACTTTTTTTATGGGTCTGAAACCAAACCCAGTTGTTGAAGCATTAGCCATATTATTTTCTCCTTATGAACCTGCCCCGAAGGGCCTCCAGTTCGGTTTAATTTACTCGACGGTTCGATACGTTAAAATTTTTAACTTTTCTTGCCACCGAAGGTTGTACGAGTTTGCATATCGATGTCGATAGGCATTCCCCTATGCTGTTCCTTCATAAGATCGTTGTCGATTGCGGTCTGTTGATCCTGAGCTTGTCGCTCAAAATACTCTTGTCTTGACCTTGCGATCTCTTCCGGTACCCTAGTCAGCACTAGGCCGCCGTGTCCGATAACCCCTGCGTATTTGCCGTCTGAAATTGCTGGAAAGTCCTCTTGAGGATATTCGTCTGCCCTTACTAACTCATACCCGGACCTTAAGCGTCCTTGTATGTTTTTCGTGTCAACAAATCCTAAGACTTCTATCCTGACCCATCTGTGTCTGAATCCGTCTGGCGCGTTGGGCGTATCTAAATACGATGGTGGAGTCCAAACTTTTGGTCTTGCTTGTGGCGCAACCGTTTTAGCTTGTGATTGTACTTTTGTAGAATCACTTTTAGTCTGACTCGCACGAGTTGGTTTATTGTTTGTCATATGCCTATACCTCCTTCGTGTTTATAAGTTGTTTCGCATACTCTTCTAGTGGCACACCTAATTTTTTCGCTATTGCGACTTGAGAAGATGTGAGTCTCACTTGTTTGCGACCACTCTTTGTACTACGCGTTGCAGAGGCAACGTTCTGTGTAGGTTTAGTAGTCTGTTTTTCTTCTACTGGTCTATCAAATTTATGGGGGAATTCAAGTCTTATTCTTCTATCAACTTCCCTATAATAATCATCAGACTGAGGATCCATACCTTCTTCTTCGGTAAGTTTCCTATGTAGATCGAATGCTGTGTAAGTCATGGCATTATCCTTGCCAAACCACTCATTTTGGTCCGCCCAAGCTTCTGCTTTTGGGTCTCTGGCAGGTGCTTGTTGTACTTGTCTTTGTACTGGCTGTTGTTGAACCGGCTGTTCTTTAGCTGCAGTTTCCTGCATCTGGTGCTGAGTTTTTAATTCAGCAAGTTTACCTTGTTCATAACCTAATTGAGATATTTGAGTTAGTGCTTCTACTTCAGCTTTAGAATCTTCATTTTGTCTAGCTGCTGCAAGTTTTGCTTGAGCCGCTGCAATAGAAGATGAAATTCTGCCTTCCATTTCTACGGCATAGTTTTTATCTAAATTTGTTGCTGCACTTTCATATTGATCTCTTTCTCTTTTAACATTGTGAGCGTATCGTAAAGCTTCTTCTTTTTGTCTTTCCGCTTCACGCATTTTCTTAGTAAGTTTAGCTATCCTTTTCTTAACTCCTTCAGAATACTCTTCAACTGCTTTTTCGTTACCTTGTTGTTGATCACCCCCATCTTCAGAAGTTTTTTGTTCAACTTCTCCGCCTTCGTTCTTTTGATCTCGAACATTAGACTGCTCAACAGATTTCTCAGGTGTATTATCGGGCTGATCATCGTATACAACATTTGCTTCATTTTTCTTTACCTCGTTCTCATATGTTTTATCATTCTCGTTTTCTGTTTCTGGCAGATCAACTCTTGCACCCGGTCCGGATGTATCAAGTTCAACTGTTTTGTCGTTTTCTGTTTCTGGCATAGTTCCTCCTATGATTGTTAAAATTCGTGGAATATATCTTCAGGGTTTTCCACGGTCGCTAAAACTTCATCATCATTGAGAAGTCTTATCTCACCCCCATCTATTTTAATTCGTGATCCGGCATATCTTGCAAAGATAATCCAATCACCTTTCTTGGCCCAAGGACCTTCTGGGAAACGTTCTTTGTCATAGCAGTGTGGTCCCATGTCTAATACTAAGCCGCAAGTTGATGCTACTTGTGATCGTTCTACTGTGTCGTCTGCTAATATGATTCCGCCTTTAGTTTTTTCTTTTTGTTTAAAAGGTAAAACTAAAATTCTCCAACCCGTAGGTTTAGGTAATTTTGTTGAAACTTCTTCTTTTTTTTCTGTAGGTTTGACACCTACTAGTTTCTTGTTCGGTAACTCAATTTTTGGGTTTTGAGTTGATGTTGATAATTGTTCCGTCTTGTTCATTTTGCTCCTTTTTATTTAGCAGGGTGGATATTTCCTGATTTAAATACTGATACGTTCGTATCTGTCCTAACATATACTGATATTTTTCCATATTGTCAACACCACCAGAAGCCAGTGAAGACACAATATCATCATGTCTCATTTTTATTATTTTTTTTATTTTGTCGATAAATGTCATTTCTTCCATTATTTCTTTTTCCTTTTCTTTTGTTTACTTATTTTGCTGCCGTATTTTTTTGTCCATTTCTTTGCAATGGCAGGTTCTTTTGCAAATAAATACTTACGTTGTTTTTCAGATTTAAAGGGCAACCCTTGGCTCCCTAAAATCAGATATTGCTTTTAACTTTTCTTGAGCATCAGCAATTTTTTGAAACTGTTTATCTATTTCATCAATGTGTTGTGGGTGCTCACCAATACCTACAGAATTTTCTAGGTATATTTTTATTGTTGCGTCTGCTTCAGCTATCTGTGCTTCGTATCTAGCTTCAAGAGCGTCAAGTATTGCTGTTTTCATTTAACAGTCCCACTTCCTCAACGATTTATTAATTCTTGAATTTGGATCTCTTGCAGTTTTAGCAGAAGTTAACTTCTTTTTCATTCCGCCCATACGTGCACAAAATGATTTACGACGTGAACTTGTTTTAGATTTTGTAGGTGCTTTAAGTGTACCTTTTTTATAACTGGCACGACCTTTAGCATTAAGTCCACCGGAAGGTGACTTACCTGCTTTTCTTGTCCAAGCTGCGCTAGCCATTATTTTTTCTTTTTAGGTTTCTTAGCTGTCTTAGCTGCTCTTTTAAAATTAGCAGCAGTTGGTGCACCTTTAGTTCCAGGTTTTCTCATCTTCTCACCTGAACCAGCGGCGATTCTCTTTTTTTTAGCGTGAATGTTTGCGTATAGACCACGTTTTGCCATTGTATTGTCCTTTTAGTTTTCGTTTATTATTAACTTACAATCTAAACAGTATTTAACTTTTTTAGACACATTATTAGCATGATCACATGCAGCTTTAACATTGCATGCACATCTTTTACCAAAAAGTTTTTCAATAAGTTTTTTAAGCATTTTTCTTTTTCATTTTCTTTTTAGGAATAACGCCTTTAGCCATTAAAATATCTTTTTTAGTAATTTTACCATCACCTGAATGATCTGGAAATTTACTTTTCTTTTTTTTAACTCGGCCACCTTTTTTGTACATAGCTCCACCAGACATACCCATGTCTGAAGGATAGTAACCAGAAGCCATATCTTGTCTAGCTATAGATGGATTCATAGAACCACCCATGTTTTTTTTAGCTCTCCCACCATTCATTAACTTTTGTCTGTTGGGGTTTGTTTGTGTATTATAGTTTCTATTTGACATATTATTTTCTCCCTTTTTTAAGAGCTCTTCCGAACCCACGTTTTGCTTTACCGCAGCCTACACGACCACCTTTTTTGTAGTAGCCTTCTAAACCCATATCCATGTTTCTATATTGAGACATGTCGGGTGCCGTATAATCTAAATCTACTTCAGATAAATCCATTTTATTTATTACAGGATTAGCAAGAATAGAACCTCTTTTCACAGGTTTCTTTTTAGGAATAACAACAACCTTTTCTTTAACGGCTATGTCATCAACAGTAGGTCTTAAACCGCTTCCACGGCCACTGTCTGCAGATACCGAAGATTGTTTTGGTTTTCTGTTACCTAACATTGTAAGTGCACCTAAAGCACCTAATGCTCCAAGAATTTTTTTATTTCGTCTTCTAGATTTTTTGCTCATTATTTTTTACCGCCGTTTTTAAATATTTGTGTACCCTTTATACCAAAAATTGATCCAACTACAAGGATCCATAACGTAGAAAACCATGTAGGTAGAGAAGCAAAAT